CAGCAAAGCACTCAGGTCTTGTAAGAGACGTATCTGATGATGAATGGAAACTCTTTAAGGGCGTAACATCAGAGCCTACAACCACAGTTAACTTTGGTCAAGGATCACTTGATAACCTTGAACTAAACAACTTGGTAGCAGCAGGAGTTGTATTTACAGACGGTACACAGACAAAGGAAGGCGTTCAGTCACGAACCCCTATCATTGCAAAGACAGACTCTTACACACTTTCAGCACTAACTGAAAGAGATTCATTGATTGAAGTTGCAAAAGCAACAGCAACAACAATTACAATCCCAACAGACGCAACTCTAAACTTCCCAATTGGAACATCCCTTGATATCCTTCAGACATCAACTGGACAGGTTACAATTGCAGGAGCAGCAGGAGTAACAGTTAATGCAACACCTGGCTTGAAACTTCGTACAACATGGTCATCTGCAACTCTCTTTAAGAGAGCAGCAAATACATGGGTTGTCTACGGCGATCTAACAGCGTAATACAAAATTCAATAAGAAATTAGGAGATAGAAATGGCAGCAGGTAAGAAATCAGGTAAGAAGTCCCAAGCGTCAAATGACTTTTTGGAACCTTTAGCACCAATAAATGTTGTTGGTACAGATGTTGGAACAGGTAGAGCATTTAATGATGCTGCAGTCTCTGTATCTTTTTCTTTACCAGCACTTTCCCCTGCTGCTACATCTTATACAGTAACAGCAAGCACAGGGCAGACAGCAACTGGAGCATCTTCTCCTTTAACAGTAACTGGAATTGCTTCAGGAGCAACTCCAACATTTACAGTAACAGCAACTAATGCTGCAGGAACATCGCAGTCTTCTGCAGCATCTGCAGCGGTAACAGCGACAACAGTTCCACAAGCCCCTACAGTTACTGCAGCAAATGTTGGAACAGGTCGTGCATTTAACAATGGTGCAGCAACCATCACAGCAACAGGTGGAGCAACTGGTGGAAAGGCTATTTCATCTTATACAGCAACATCAAGCCCAGGATCTTTTACAGCATCAAGTGGTTCTCCTGTAACAGTTACAGGACTGCAGTCAAACACAGCCTATACATTTAGCGTAACAGCAACTAATGCTAACGGAACTTCTACTGCTACAACATCTGGATCTATTACAGCAACAACAGTACCAGCAACACCATCTGCCCCAACAGCAACAGCAGGAGTAGATCAGGATACAGTTTCTTGGACAGCACCAGCAAACGGAGGAAGCGCAATCACTTCTTATGTTTGGGCAGCATCAGATGGTAAGACTAACTCAACAGGAGCAACATCTGTCGTTGTAGCACAAGAAGCAAATACTGCACAAACATATACTGTTAGGGCAATAAATGCTAACGGAACATCCGCAACATCCCCAGCATCTACTAGTGTAACTACTGTTGCACCATTCTTCCCGTTCTTCCCATTCTTCCCGCCGTTTTTCCCATTCTTCCCACCTTACTTCCCATTCTTCCCACCATTCTTCCCATTCTTTCCATTCTTCCCACCATTCTTCCCATTCTTCCCACCGTTCTTCCCATTCTTCCCATTCTTCCCACCTTACTTCCCATTCTTCCCACCGTTCTTCCCATTCTTCCCATTCTTCCCACCATTCTTCCCGTTCTTCCCACCGTTCTTCCCATTCTTCCCATTCTTCCCACCGTTCTTCCCATTCTTCCCACCGTTCTTCCCATTCTTCCCACACTTCCCAGTAACTCCAACACCGCAGCCGACTTGTTCATGCTACGCACCATGGTGGAATTGCCCAGCATGTTGCGGAGGAGGATGCTTCTTCTAATGAATATGCTATACTATAATAAAAGGAGAAATACTTTATGTACGCTATACTAACAAAAAATGGTGATAACACTTGGGATGGTATTCATCAGATATCTCCTGGTTTACAGCACGACACAACAGTTGTCGATGCAGCATTTGAAACAGGTCTTCCAGTAACTGGAATGAACGCATCAGAACATAAAACTTCTGCAGTAAGAGGGGCAACTTGGAATGGCACCTCCTTTTCTGGTGGTCTGACTAATCCAGAATTATCATTAGAAGACGAGGCTATTGCTGCAATTAATAGATATGTGTTTTTGTGTGACAACAAGGTAGTGCTTTCACTAAGCGTTCAAGCAAATTCTGCTAGAGCAGAAATGTTTGATGCAGCATTTTCTGGAGAAACAATTTTAGTTAAAAATACATCAGGGCCAAGAAATGTAGTCGGAAAAACATTTAATTGGGACGGTGTAGAATTAACCATAGTTCCATAAAATAAACTATTTAAAATAATAAAATATGCCTAAAGCAAAAGAGTTACCACTCAATGTTTTGGGCATATTTTTATAGGTATGTGTTATAATAGTTATAACAAAGAAAGGTAGTTTCCGTGAGCGTATACGATGAAAACTCAAATCACTGGTTTACAAAAGATAGATCAGAAACAGCATCAAATAGAATTCCAACAAGACAAATGAATCAAAAGATTAGTGTTGAAAACCTTGGCTTAGGGCTGCATGTATATCATGATACGTTTTCTTTAGAAGATGCAAATAGATACATCGATACACTTGAGTCAAACCTATCTCGTGGTGGAAAATATAAATGGTCAGAAGCACAAGTAACAAACTCAACAACACCAATTAAAAAAGCAAGAGATTGTGTTGATTTTAAGTATAAGCAAGAGAATCTAGGACCAAGAGATGATCATAATGCAGAACTAATTGATCTTCATGAAGAAATATATCAAAAATTAAAAATGTGCATAGATGATTATGCACAATATTGGGGAATAAACGTTGTGTACTATGAAGCATTTAACTTTGTCAAGTATGAAGGAGAAGGAACTCACTTTAATATACACGCAGACCATGGTCCAGCATATAACTGCACAGTATCTGCCGTAATATATATTAACGATGATTATGAAGGTGGGGATTTAAAGTTTCCAAGATTAGATAATTTAGTCTATAAGCCAAGAGTTGGAGACATTGCTGTGTTCCCTTCAAACTATATTTATGAGCATGCTTCGCTTCCAATGAAGTCTGGTACAAAGTACTGTGTTGTCATTATGACAGACATAAATGAACTGAGTCATTAATGGAAGATGTAAAATCTAAATTAGCAATTTTTAGATCTTTTAGGCCTTGGTTAAACAAAGAAAGCAAGTCTGTTCCATCCTCAACACAAGAAGTAGTTCCAAATTGGTATAAAGATGCTGATAGGTTTGCAAAAATGCCAAATGGAGAATATTATAAGGCACCAAAAGATATCTGTCCATTTCCAAAAGAGGGAACCACAGATGACTACGGGAAAATTCCTACATGGAAAGCATGTCCAGCAATCCTTGATGCTTTTTTAACTGGGTATGTTTTAAAAACTCCTTGCGATATAGAGTTTTTTAAAAATAGCCAGGGTATAATTGATGTTAAAATAAGTGATCCAAAATATAAAGACTTTGTTACAAAAAGACCACCAATGGCACAGTTTGAGCATCCAAAGGGATTTCATCAACATCACTTTGCCTGGTATCCAGATTGGGAAGTTTCTTTACCAGACGGATATAGCGCTTTATTTATGACACCAATGAATAGGTTTGATTTGCCATTTTTAAACACTTCTGGGATCATAGACAGTGATAAGGTTTCAATTCCAGGAACGTTTCCATTTTTTGTTGCAGAAGGTGGAGAAGGTTTAATTCCTGCAGGAACGCCCTACATGCAGTTCCTTCCTTTTAAAAGAGAAAATTGGGAACATGAGATAGAAATATTAGATCAGGCTACAATTTATGATAGAATGGTTACTAATATGAAAACTTATAGACAGCCCGATGGCGGGGTATATAAGAACAAAGTTTGGTCAAGAAGAGAATATAAATAAGGAGCATGCAATGCAAACATGGACAGAGAAACAAGATCTTGGTAACGGAATAATCTGTTACAAAGGAGTAATTAAAAAAGAAATTGATGTTGTTGGCAGGATTGAGGCCAATCTTAAGCCAGTAGGAGATAACACTGGATATAGTTGGCAGCCTGCATACGTTGGATACAAGCAACTTATGCCAGAATATAGAGATTGTAACGACTTTAAATTTAAAAAAACAGACATTGAGTATGACAAGAGTCCCACAAGCCTTAATCTTCAGTCACTTTGGCAAGATATATATGATGTCAAATTTCCAGCAGTAGAAGATTATTGTAAAATGTATAACATTAATAATTTAAAATATTGGGAAGCGTTTAATTTTATTAAGTATGGTCCAGGACAACACTTTATGGAACACCACGATCATGGATTTTCTTATAATTGCACAGTATCTTTGGTGTCTTACCCAAACGATGATTACGAAGGCGGGGAGTTGTTCTTTAGACTACAAAACTTAAAGGTTAAGCCAGAAGCAGGAGATCTATTTATTTTTCCATCAAACTTTATGTATCCTCATCAAGCAATGCCAGTAACTAGTGGAACAAAGTACTCAATTGTTACAATGCTTGACTATAGTAAAAAGTTTCACACTCCAGAAATGTATAGTGCAGAAGCAGACTAATGTTTAATATATCTGTTGAAAAAACTCCAGGGTGTCTTTTTGAAATATACCCTATGTCTATTAAAAGAGACTGGATGGACCAAACCTCTGAACACCATGCATACAGATGCTTTCCAGTAACACAGGCTAATGTTGTTGGATATAGTTTGTCTTGCAAAGAAGACATTGAGTTTGTTTGGGATGGAATAAATGATCAAACACCTGCCCATATTGAAATTATTAGTCCAGAAAGAGCATATTCTGGAAGAGGACAATCTTCTATAAGCATGGACACAGGATTAATTTTTAGAACAGATGAGGATGTTAGTATGCTTGCAATCAACCCAGTTAATTACTTTAGTGATGAGTTTGAAACCATATCTTCTTTAATTAGCACATCTTTTTATGACAACCCATTTCCTTTAGCCTTAAAAGCAAAGGCTTCAAACAAAACAGTTGTTATTAAGGCTGGAACCCCAGTAGCAACAATAATTCCAATCTCTCTTACAGCATTAAACAACACAACAATTAAAATTGTTGACTATAAAGACGAAGATAGAAAAAGGGTAGAAGCAAACATCTCTTATGGAGAAGCAGCACAAAAAGTAAACTCAAGCGGTCAATGGACTGACTGGTACAGAAATGCGGTTAATGAAAAGGGCGAGTCTCTTGGGTCTCATGAAGTAAAAACATTAAAACTTAGCGTAGATGATCAAACAACTCAGGGTAAATAATGGAACAGTTAAAACCTAATCATGATGATATAGTAAATGAATACATAAAAAATTCATCAGTTGGCAATGTTAGTCATTATATGATAACCGTATCCAGAGATGGAGAGTCACCAGTTAGATCTATAATATCTTTTGACAATCAAAAACAAGCAATAGAAGGATATGAAATGTATCAAGATGCTGGGTTTGCAAAAGAATATCTTACCGTATCACTATATGAGCCATCTGGTAAAATTAACACAAAGGTCTTAAAAAGAAACCATGCAGGGGATCCCTCGTTTGTTAGACAAAACTATATAGATACAGTTGAAGCACTGCATGCAATTAAAGATAAACTAAGCAAGGAAGACTACGAAGAACTATGCATTAAGATTGTAACCTCATTTGCAAAAGACAACTGGAGGTTTAGCGCAGACAGGTTCTTAAAACAACTAGAGATTGAGAGAGATTTATAGGGCTAAAACCCTATGATATAATCAAATTATGAATAGAGAAGAAGCATCAGTAGTAGTTAGAAAGCCATCAATGACACCATCTGGCTGGTTTGGCAGTGGAAAAGAGATGATTGTTGAGTTAGAAAATTTTATGACTCAAGAAGAGATGGACTTTTTAGAAAAGGCTGCAAAGTCTTTGACAATTTGGGACGTAACTCAAAGCCATGTTAACGAAAACGGTACTGTTGTTTATGATTCCGACTACTGGAAAGATAGAGTTGCAACAAGCCCAACTTTAGATAAAAATGATCCAACAATTGCTCCAATTATTGCAGGTCTGTTTCAAAGACTAAAGCCAATCGTTGAAGAGTTTTATAAGGTCAAGGTTACTCCTACTGGGACAACCATTGTTAGATGGCTTCCAGGGCAGTTTCAGAAACCTCACGCAGACAAAGAACTACATGAAGGTCCAGATGCTGGGTTGCCAAATGACTTTCCAAACTACGATCTTTCAAGCCTTTTCTATCTAAACGAAGACTATGAAGGCGGCGAATTATATTTCCCAAACCAAGGAGTTCAGTTTAAACCAAAGAAGGGTGCTGCTTACTTTTTCCCAGGTGATATGAATTACATTCACGGAGTAACAGAGATTAAGAGTGGTATTAGATATACCTGCCCATTCTTTTGGGAAATCACTGAGCATACAGGAGACAGAAAGCCATGAATCTAAATAATAAAAAAAGACTTACAAAAGATATAGTTGTTTATGAAAACTTTATTGATGAAGAGACTTGTCAAAAAATGATTGTTGCATTAGATGCTCAGGCAGCAAATGGAAAACTTTCTTGGATGCCTATATCATTTTATGAATCATATTCTTCAGTGTTGCCACAAGACAACGACCAAGAAGTTATTGATGCTGAATTAACACCAACTATATTTTCAGATATTGAAAAAATGATGCCAGAAGCAATTGCATCAGTTCATGACTTAGATCCAAAAATTATATCAAAAATTGGGTATCACACACAAAAGTGGGAGCCAGGGGCATATGCAAGAATTCACTCTGATAACACTGATGAAAAAGGAAACTCTGGTGCTTTTACAAGAAGCAGATATGCAGGGTTTTTATATCTTAATGACAACTTTGAGGGAGGTCTTCTAAGATTCCCAGATCAAAACATAGAGATAAAGCCAGAAGTTGGAATGCTTGCCGTTTTTGACGGGGGATTTAATAATATGCACGAAGTATCATTAATAACAAAAGGTGTTAGATACACTATAGGGTCATTCTGGGATGATAGAGAAGAGTCTGCATATCCACAAGAGTTAAGAGATGCATGGGCTGCTGAGATGAAAGAGACTAGAGCAAAACAAGAAATTGAAAGAGCAGAGTGGCAAGAGTTACTAAAGCAAGGCTGGAAAATTGATGCTGAAGGAAATAAATATAAAACGGAGGAAAATAAATGACAGTTTTTTTAGAAAAAGAATTTAAAGATGCTGGATATAAAACTAAAGTATTTTATGACAATGTTCTATTTATAGAAGATTTTTTGCACGAAGGTGAATTGGAAACTATTTTAGAAATAATTGAAACAACAGATAATGCAGACTGGTCTATTGAATACACAAAGAATCTTGCTAGGTTCTGTATGGAAAAATTTGGTAGGGATGATGTTGAAAATCTTGTTGCCGAAGGAAAGTTTGAAATAACTCAGGGATGGGAAGACAAGAACTTAGATATCACAAGTAAAGAAATTAGCAGAACATTACAGATAAGACTAGGAGATATGATCAAACTATCTGATCCATCTTTAGAACTTGCTGGATTCGGAACGCTACAGAGAATGCAGCCAGGTGTTGAACTCAAGGCTCACACAGATCAACATACAGATCCATCAATAAAATACGCTGCTATACTATATATCAACGACGACTATAAGGATGGAACTTTATTTTTTAAGAATAAGGAAGGTTCAGATTTAAGACCAACTCCAGGGACATTGCTTCTTTTTCCAGGAAACGAAGAGTATGAGCACGGAGTTAGGTTTGTAGGAGAAGGGCCTATCAGATATGTGACAGTAGGATTCATAAAAGTCACAGGCTGGTATGAACACAATAGATACTAAGGAGATGCAAAATGGACAGAGAAATACTTGAAGAAAAGGTTTACTATTACACAAACGTAATTGAAGACCCAAAGAAACTTGTTGAAGCAATTGAGAATGATAACAAGGATCCATGGGGTGAGTGGATGGCGTGTAGCGGTCAGCACTATGTCTATGGAACAGATAAGAGTATTTCTGAAGCAGATCCATCAGATGAAAAGAATAATTATATTTATTCAACGCTACAAAAGGCATTTGACGATGTGGCAAGAGACTATGCAGCAGCCCACGGGATCACAGATGAACCAAAACTATTCCCAATGTATCCAATTAAAAAGTACATGGCTGGAACATTTATGGGTGCCCACTTTGACCAGCAAGAGGGAGATGAAAGGCTTAAGGTTTCTTTTGTAATGTATCTTAATGATGATTACGAAGGTGGAGAAATTTCTTTTACAATTAGAGATCCAAAGGGACCCATTCAAGGTCCAACTCCAGATTCAGATTTTGCAAATGCAGATCCTTCAGCATATCATTTTGCAGTTAAGCCAAAGGCTGGAAGTATTATTGTATTTCCACCGTCACCACCTTATCATCACACAGCGCACTTAGTAAAGAGTGGTTTTAAGTACATGGTTCCTCAACACTGGATTCATTAATTCGTTACTGAATTAATTTTTTCATAACTCTCAACAATACATTTAGGTAGAGTTTTACTTTTTTAAAAACTCTGCTATACTTAACACTATTCCGTTTTTGAAAGGACGATACACATGTCAGATTTTTTTAGTTTTAAACTTCCAGAAGATTTTGTAGAAAAGTACAAAAATGCAGAAAGCCCATTTGGATTTAAAGATGCAGCAGAAAATTCACTTGGAGAAATTACTTTTATTCGTACTTACTCAAGAATGAAGGAAGATGGAACTAAGGAAAGATGGCATGAGGTTTGTCGTCGTGTAATCGAGGGTATGTATTCAGTACAAAAGAATCATGCGAAAGAAAACCGTTTGCCATGGAATGACTATAAGGCTCAGAAGTCAGCACAAGAAGCATTTCAGAGAATGTTTGAGTTAAAGTGGACACCACCAGGACGAGGCATGTGGGCATTTGGAACTCCTATGACTATGGAGAAGAAGAACTCAGCAGCATTACAAAACTGTGCAATGGTTTCAACAAAAGACCTTGACAAGAATGACCCAGGAGCCCTTTTTGCTTGGGTTATGGATGCGCTGATGCTTGGAATTGGTGTAGGGTTTGATACAGTGGGACAGGATAAGAATTTCTCAATCTATGCTCCAACAGAACCAGAACAGGTATTTGAAATCCCAGACACTCGTGAAGGATGGGTAGAGTCAGTCAGACTCCTCATCAACTCATACCTAAGACCAAACCAGAATATTCAGAAGTTTAACTATGACTTGATCAGGCCTCTTGGAGCCCCAATAAAGGGCTTTGGAGGCGTTGCATCAGGACCTGCACCTCTTATCAAGTTGCACGACCAGATAGACCGTGTAATCGGCTCTAGAGGCGGAGAAACGCTAGACTCTCGTGCAATAGTAGACTTGGTAAATCTTATTGGCACATGTGTAGTATCAGGTAACGTTCGCAGATCAGCAACACTTGCTTTGGGTAATGCAGGTGATGAAACATTTATGAATCTAAAGAATTCAGAGATGTTCCCAGAGCGTAACTCATTTGATCCAGAGAATCCAGGTTGGGCTTGGATGTCTAATAATTCTATTTCAGCAGAAGTAGGAACAAAGTACGAAGACTATGTAGATTTAATT